AAAGACGCACTTCGTGGTTTTACACCAACAATATTAATATTTGACGAGGCGGCGTTTATCGAGGCCGATAGTGATTTTTGGGCGGCTTGTATGGCCTCCTTATCTACGGGAGGTAAAGTGATAGTGGTGTCAACTCCAAACGGGTTTGACCCCATATATTATGAAATTTATGACCAAGCTAACAGAAGTATGAATGACTTTAAGATTTCTGAAATGTATTGGTTTAGAGACCCAAGATATACCAAGGATTTATATTTGGTTAAAACCAAAGATATAATTCATTACTTACTTAACAAAGAAGAATACTCTAAAAATGACATTATTAGTTGGAGTAACATACCATTTGAATCAAGAGATTATGTTGAATTAAAAACAATAATGGATGATGGTTATAAACCATGTTCAGATTGGTTTGAAGGTATGGTTAAAAAATTAAAGTATGATAAACGAAAGGTTTCTCAGGAATTAGAATGTAATTTCTTAGGTTCAGGGGATAATGTATTTGATTCTAATCTACTACAAGATATTAGAGAAAACATGATTAGACCGCCCCAAAATAAAATGATGGGTAACGCTCTATGGATATGGAAAGAACCTGTTGAGGGACATAAGTATGTTATGGGGGTTGACGTAAGTAGAGGTGATAGTGAGGATTTTAGTTCATTTCAGATAATAGATTTTGATGAGAGGGAACAGGTTGCCGAATTTGTTGGTAAACTACCACCTGATACGATGGCCGATATTTGTTACAAATGGGCAAGTATGTACTCATGTTTTATTGTGATTGATATCACAGGCGGTATGGGAGTATCAACATCAAGGAAACTACAAGAGATGGGTTATAAAAATTTGTATGTTGACGGAGTTGACATCGCTAACAAATGGAAGTGGGACCCGAAGGCTGCGGAAAAGATACCAGGAATTAATTTTAATAATAAGAGAGTTCAAATCATTGCCTCTTTTGAAGAAGCTATGAGACATAAATTTAAAATTTATAGTAATAGATTATTCAATGAGATGAATACTTTCATTTACATTAATGGAAGACCTGACCACCAAAAAGGACACCATGATGACTTGATTATGTCAATTGCAATGGCTTGTTATGTTGCAGAATCATCATTTTCACAACTTACAAAAGTAACGGAACAAACAAAAGCGATGATAGAATCTTGGTCTGTTAGTAATAATGACAATGTTGGGTCTCAAATCGCATTTAATCCGGTTATTCCAGTTTCAACCGACAGACCAAATCAATTTAATGGAAATAATATTACTAAAGATGATTATATGAAATATGGATGGTTATTTGGTGGAAGATAATATTTATAAGAATCTAAACTATTTAATTATCCATAGTAAGTTCTAAATTTTTAAAATGGAAAATAACAACAATCAGTATACAGTTTGGCAGAGGTTAACAAGGGCGTTTGGACCTAATGCTCAGTTAAATCAAGATTATCCTACATATAAATTCGATAAGAAAGAGCTGCTCAAAACTACTTCAAAACAAGAATATGAGAAAGAACTTTTACAAGCTCAACAAACTTTCTATTTGGCAAACCAATGGACAAAGATTGAGAGTAACTTGTATACACAGGCCGTATATTATGAACCGACTCGTCTGGCTTCATTTTATGACTACGAGAGTATGGAATATACTCCAGAGATTTCTGCAGCTTTAGACATATACGGAGAAGAATCGACAACTGTAGACCAAAATGGTTATATGTTGCAAATTTATTCTGAATCAAAGAGAATAAAAGGAATTTTAACGGATTTATTTAATAACGCACTAGACCTTAACACAAACTTACCAATGTGGACAAGAAACACTTGTAAGTATGGAGATAACTTTGTATATCTAAAGTTAGACCCTGAAAAAGGCGTTGTTGGTTGTATGCAATTACCCAATATTGAGATTGAAAGATTGGAAAGGGGTATGCCTGCTAAAACTCAAAATGTTGATGAACCAAAAGAAAATAGAGGTTTAAGATTTAAGTGGAAGGCTAAGGACATGGAATTTAATTCGTGGGAAATCGCTCACTTTAGATTACTTGGTGATGATAGAAAACTTCCTTACGGTACTTCTATGTTGGAAAAAGCTCGTCGTATTTGGAAACAATTATTGTTATCAGAAGACGCAATGTTGATATATAGAACATCGAGAGCACCTGAAAGGAGGGTGTTTAAAGTGTTTGTTGGTAATATGGACGATAAAGATGTTGAGGCGTATGTACAACGTGTTGCCAATAAGTTTAAGCGTGACCAAGTAGTTGATTCTAAAACAGGTAACGTAGATATGAGATTCAACCAAATGGCGGTTGACCAAGATTATTTTATTCCTGTTCGTGACCCGGCACAAGCGTCACCTATTGATACTTTACCTGGTGCTCAAAACTTATCTGAAATTGCGGATATTGAATACATACAAAAGAAATTATTAACCGCACTTCGTGTACCTAAAGCATTTTTAGGTTTTGAGGAAGTTGTAGGTGAAGGTAAAAATTTATCTTTACAGGACATTCGTTTTGCCAGAACCATCAATAGAATACAAAAGTGTATGATTGCCGAATTAAATAAAATTGCAATCATTCACTTATTCTTGATGGGTTTTGAGGATGAGTTATCAAATTTTACTCTTGGTTTAACTAACCCATCAACCCAAGCCGATTTATTAAAGGTTGATGTTTGGAAAGAAAAAATTCTGTTATATAAAGACGCAGTTACGGCAATTGAAGGTATTGCACCTGTATCGGTTTCTTGGGCGAAGAAACACGTATTAGGGTTTAGTGATGAAGAAATTAAACTTGATTTACAACAACAAAGAATTGAAAAAGCGGTTGGAGCCGAATTAACTAATACCGCAACCATTATTACTCATACGGGTATATTTGATAATGTAGATAAGTTATATGGTTCTGTAACAGGAGCGACCGCCGCAGGTGGAGCACCACCGGCACCTCCTGGTGGAGGAGCACCATCACCTGAACCTGCGGGAGGGGCGGAACCACCAATTCCCGAAAACTTTAAAAGGGATAATTTAAAAATTCTTTTAGAAAACGATAGTTTGACTGAAGACGATTCATACATTGATTTATCTAGAGCAAAAAATTCTTTAGGTGAAATGGAGAATCAATTGAGCAAACTTCTACGAGATTGATATTTATAAAATAAAAAAGATGAAAAAGTTTGGATTATTAAAATCAAAAATTGAAAAGTTAATGTTAGAGTCATATTCTAATAAAACTTTTAAAGAAGAATTAAAAAACTTCAAAAAATACATTTTGGAAGATAAAAACATATCCAAACTTTTTTATTTATATGACGAATTAAATTCAAACAAGGGTTTAAACGAGTCAGTTGTTGACGACTATATTCACGAGTGTATAACAATATATGAGAATACTGTAAATAAAATTAAAGATTCAACAACTTTAAAATTACAAAAATGGGTAAGTGGAGTTGACTCAAAGAACGAGTATTCCCACATCGATGATTTATTTTCAACAGACGTTTTAACTATTGAATCACGACTTTTAGGTAAAAAATTAATTAAGGAAACACTTAAGAAAAAATCACAACCTAGAAAAGAAGTTGTTAATTTGCCAATCAGCACAATGGTAAATGTGGCAAACAAAACAATCTCTAATTATGTTGATAATTTAAATGAATCTGAAAAGAAAGAACTTATGAGTTTTTTAAAGACAGATGACAAGGAATTAGAAACCAAGTTTGAGAATTTAAAGGAAGAGGTCACAGGAAAGCTAAAGTCACTCAAAGAAAACTCAAGTGATTCAGAAACAAAGCAAAGAATTGAAGAAACTTTAGAAAAAGTTATTTCAGAAAAGTACGATAAGTTTACCTATTTCAAAATTAAGAATTTAAACGAAAATATTTAATTTTCTTTGTCTCTTAGTTTTTGAACATACTTCGCTTTCTTAATCATTTTTCTTTTTTTTACAGATTTCTTCTCATACTCTTTTCTTTCTACAAGTTGGGATGTTTGTCTTGTTTTAATCACCTTACTTTTTAAAAGTTTAAGAGCTCTCTCAATGTTAGTATTTTTATCTAATTTTACAATTAACATATAATATAAATAATTTAATTTTCCAATTTTTTTTGACTCGTGAGGCAAATATACTTATTTTTTTTAAAAATAAACTTTGGAAAAATGGAAATTTGATGAAAAAGGGAAAAACTTCACCAATAGTGGGGTTTAAAAATGCTAAAGTAATTTACGGCACAGTAGATTCGGTAAATTTTAAATCTGTATATTTAAACATTCAAACTTGGGTAGAACCCATAATAGATTCGGAAAATTGGACAAGAGTAGTACTAAACTTAAGTAGGGCAATAAGACACACAATTTATGAAATTTTAGACAGAAACATTTTTGAAGATAATTTTATAGTTGATTTGGATTTGAGAGCCAGCGGTCTTATAAAGGGTAAAAAATCATTTTTGAACTTAGAAATTAATTTGTATTTCAAGGAAGTGGTCATCGACTTCAAGTCAAAAAAATTAAAGGATATTTTGAAAAAGATGACAAGGGATATAATGTCATCAAATTTTTCAAAGAACCAACATTTTAAATTTCATCTTCGCAAAACAAACAAAATAAAAGAACCTGTATTACAAAGTTGAAAAACTAAATATTTATTTATTAAAAACAAATGAATATGCAAGTTCTAAAACCTGGTCAATCGGGTAGAGGTATTCTTATTGAATACGACGCGGGTTATATTTCACCCACTGAAGCCAGAAACGCAAACCTTATTAGAGAATCTGACAAGATGTTAGACCACTCAAAACCATTTGAGTTTTATGCTGTTTTGCAAAAATATAATACCCCAAATAGAAATGGTAGAATATACCCTGAAAAAATATTAAAAAGAGAAGCTGAGAATTATAAAAAAATGATTGCAAAGGGAACTGCTCTATCTGAGTTAAACCACCCTGAGTCATCGTTAATTGATTTAGATAGAGTTTCTCATGCTATCACAGATATATGGTGGGAAGGCCCTGTGCTGATGGGTAAAATTAAATTATTAACTTCACCAGGATTTCATGAAAGAGGTGTTTGTTCTACTAAAGGAGATTTAGCTGCAAATTATTTAAGACAAGGTGTAACACTTGGAATTTCTTCTCGTGGCGTTGGGTCACTAAAAAAAGTTGGAGAACAAAATGAAGTTCAAGATGATTTTGAATTAATTTGTTTTGACTTAGTATCATCACCATCAACACCTGGTGCGTATCTTTTCTTAAATCCTGATGATAGATTTAATTTTGAAGAAAATCTTGACGATGAGAAAAATATGAGGATGGAAAGAGAAGTTGGGTCAAATGGTAACAAATCGCTTGACTTAATGAAAAAATTGAACGATTATTTGGGATATTAAAACTCAATAAAATGGACGAAAAATATTTTGTAGCGAAAATTACGACAGACATGCCTGATGCTGAAACAGGAAAAATTAAAAAACTCAGACAAGAAAAATTGGTTAAAGGTTATTCCCCAACAGATGTTGAGGCTAAAGTTACCAAAGTTTTTGAGAACTATTCAGAGGATTGGAGAATAACTGCAATTGTTGAAAGTAAAATTGATGAGGTAATTGAATAATTATTTATTTGAATAAATTATTTATAAAAGGAGGTTAAACC